ATAGATCCTTCGCTATTTTTATGAGAATCTTTTTTTGTTGTAATAATAACTTTTTGAAATACTTTTCAAATACTTTTGATATATTAAATATATTAAAAAATTGATATAAACAAATCTTACACATATATATAATGATGATGAACTATTTAGAACACATTGACAAAAAACGAGTGGAACAACTTATCAAGAAAGATGACGTGGATGATGACATTAAAAAACAACTGAAATCTTATTTACGAAAATACGATTACAAGAAAGGCGGATTTTTAGTAGAATATGAAAACAAGGGCATTGGTCGTGGTAGAAAATATGCGAAAGGGTCATTATCTTTACAGAACTTTAAGAAGACCATTCGTGAAACATTGGTACATGATACGCACACCGACATTGATATAGTGAATTGTCATATTGTATTGCTAAGTCAATATTGTAAGAAAAATGGTTTTGTTTGCGAAAAAGTAGATGACTACGTGTCTAATCGCAATTATAAATTACAGGGCATTATTGACACATTTAAAGTTTCACGAAAAACGGCAAAGGAACTCATATTGGTTATGATGTATGGAGGATGTGTCAACCAGTATTGTTGCGACAATGGGTTTGACATTACTATTCCTATGCCTTCGTGGGTAGGCGAATTGGAAAAAGAAATGACTTTATTGACTGATCGGATCAGTTCCAACGAAGCAACCATATTTAAAGAAGTCAGCAAACTAAAAAAAGAAAAAAACAAAAAGGCGTCTTGCTTGTCTTATGTATTACAAATCATTGAAGATGACCTTATTATGAATGCTTCTAATAAGTTAAAACAATTAAACTATGTAGTAGACACATTATGTTTTGACGGGTTGCTAGTAAATGCAACCAACTTATCCAGTGAATTATTGGGAGAGTTGTCGTCGTATTGTTATGAATGTAGTGGGTATAAAGTAGAGTTTTCGTTTAAACCAATGGAAAAGCATTATGAATGCGTGGATGAAGAGTTTGATGTGAGTGGTTATGAATACAAGCATTTAGACGAATATGAGCAACGCTATTGTGGAACATTGGAGGGTGAATGCGACGAAGAGACCTATCAAATCCGTAAAGGATATTTGGAACATTTCCTATGTAAAGTCCAACAACCTGAACCGATGTATGTATTCACGAATGGGAAACATAAAAAACCTGAATTGCTGTCCCCTACTCAATGTGGTTTGTTGTTAAAACCAATTTTGAGTGGTAAAAAGAATAGTGCTGGAACACCAATCGGTTTCTATGAACAATGGGCAAATGACTTGGACCATAGATTGTATAGAACGTTTGACTTTATACCCTACAATGTGAATCAACCAGTGGAAGATGAAAAAATATTTAATTTGTTTGAAGGATTTAATCCAAACATCTATGGTGAAGCAATGGATAAAGACACGATTACCAAAAAAATCACTCCTTATTTAGATTTAGCACAAGAACTATGCGGAGGTAATGACGAACATGCTATGTATTTCCACCGATACATTGCTCAACTATTCCAAGACCCAAACAAGAAAGTCCCCATTTGTATTATTTTCAAGGGCAAACAAGGCACTGGTAAAAATATGGTTTTGGATGCGATTGGTAATATGTTGAATGGTTGCCATTACATAACGTCTTCCAAACCAAACGACTTCTTTGGCGAACACGCGGAAGGATTTTGTAAAAAGTTATTGGTGAACTTGAATGAAGCAGAAGGTAAAGATACGTTTGACTTTGAAGGACGCATTAAATCCTTCATTACGGAAGATACAATCACTATCAATCCAAAGAACGTACGACCTTCTACCATTCGTAATGTAGCACGAACCATTATTACCACACAAAAAACAAACCCAGTACCTATTGATGTAAAGTCAAAAGACCGACGGTATGTGGTATTCCAAACGACCGACGTCTACTTGAAGAAGTCATCTAAGTTTTGGACTGGGTTATATAATCATCTACGCAAACCTGAAGTAATGAGTGCCTTATACCAATGGTTTATGGCAATAGACTTGACCGACTATGATTGGATTAAACGCCGACCGATTACAGAAGCATACAAAGAAATGTGTAATCTATATAGTCCCATTGAAGCGTTGTTTTTTGAGGAGTTCTATGACAAAGAGCAATGGAAGGATTTGGAATTGGACGGCGACAAAGATACGCATATTACCATTCCTATGCAAGATTTGTTTAATATATATGAAACCTTTTGTAAGCGCAATCGGTTTTTAAAAGACGATACCAAAGCCACATCGTCCCGTTCCTTCATTGCGAAGTTAATTGACTTGGAACTCCCTATCACAAGGTATAAAGCACATGGGACTAATTCTATTAAACTAATACCACAAGAGGTATATGATTACATTGACAAGAGACGCTGGATAAATGGATACAAAGACGACGAAGACGAGATTGAATATGTGGACAAGGGCGAAGATGCTAATGAAGGTTATTTTGATTAACCCATGGAATCGGGGGGACTTGGGGGACTTTCCAGTAAAAAAAAATGATTTGCCTTGGACTTTTTTTTATAAAGTTGTTTTGAAAAAAGTCCAAGGCACTCCAGCGTTCAGGGCCTCAAAAGTCCCCCAAGTCCCCCCGATCCCATATGCGTAAGATTTACATTCCATTAACCAACTATGCTAGGTTTAAAAAACTTTTGAAAAACTTTATAAAAATTGAAATAGATTTTTAATAGATTTAATAGTATGCCTTACACCAATATCCTACAACTCTCAACCATCAAGTATTTAGATTTACTTGACGACGTACCTTATAAGATTATTAAGATTATGATTGATGAAGACGATGAAGACAATGGTGAAGACACTTATGATGTAGAAATAACAGATTTAGAATGCGACAGAGTTGGATATTGTAAAACGCAGTTTAAATTGACTTTACCAGTAAATATTAGTCAAGGGACTTTACCTTTATATGTAAACAAGACATTTACAAGTGTAAAAGAGTATAACAATAGTAGCGGTATTGCTTTGACTATGTTAGATTTACACTTATAGATGCTTGGGAGTTTCACCAATATATTGATTGGTTACTGATTGTTGGTCTACGTAATCAATTTTTAGCATAATATCTAATCTATCGTCATTTTCTAATACAATCTCCTCACCATCTTCGTTTTCTAATACAAATTTTGCTCGTTTAAGATTATCATTACTAAATAACTGTATTTGGTCGGCGTGGATAAGTTCAAATACTACATTTTCTGTTGTTCCTGACGAAGTAATATTATTTGTGCCTTGCGACAACATCGCAATCACTGGTATACTGTTGGAGGACGATGCATAGTTCATTACTGGTAAGTCTATTTTAAGTCTCACCGCATAAAAGAGAGGAATATCACCAAAAATTAATTTAACGGAAGTCGCACTTATATAGCACTCGCGGGAAGATTGCGACAATGTCGGCAGGTTGTCCCATACACTTAAATTGCGTTGAGCATTTTCTAAAAACAAGTATTTTGACGGCATATACTATACGACATTATTTTTTATTTATTTGAAGTATAATTTGGTGTCTGCACTTGATATTTTAAGTATCCTAAAGAACGACTTGGACGTCTTATAAATACGGGTTTTACGATTTATGTCGCTATATTTGATAAGGCCTTTGGTGTCAGTCATTACGGAACTAACACTATCATACAACCATATACAGTTTAATTGCTTACATTCTTGATCATTGAAGATTAATAATATATACATAGTATAGGTACATATTATTTTATTCTGGTGAAGTTGGAAACTCTATTCCTTCGGTCCATATACTCGGGAAGTCTCTAAGCTCTTGGCGGTATAGTATCCATTTGTCTCGTTGCGGGTAGTCGGGAAGCGCAGTATGGTCGCATTCTCGTAATAGTTTATTACGTTCTTCCCGCATTCCGTCTAAAAGCAAGTCGTCATATTTTAACTCAAGCTCTTCTAAAGTAGGTTTAGCCAAGGTCGTATCATACCACTCTAAAGTATCGTAGGTGTCACCACAACTCCAAGAATAATTAAGATAATACTTTGTTAATATTTTTGAGAAGTCCATATACTATAGGTATAGATTTTATTTTTAACCAATCATAAACCCACCAAAAGAAGAAAACTCGGCAACGGAACCAGTACGAGCAGTTCCACTGGTTACTCTAATTCTTATAATATCACCAACTACACAAGGAAGAATAACGTTCCCTTTTGCGCCAACGGTGTTAAATAGGTTAGGACCTTCCGCTGGGTCTGATAATGTAGGGTTCATATTGCTTAATTGACAACGGTCGCGCTGAGTGCCATTTTGTTGTAATTCAACTTGAAAAGGAACACCGTTTGATTGAAAACCATAATAAATAAACCAATTACCAGAAACTGGAATAACATAATGACGAGCAGCAACATCATACCCCGAATGGTTATCTATAACGATGCCGTTATAATTAACATTAGTATCAACACTACTTGTTGTCGTGGTGTTACATTTTAACTTAAAACAAGGTTGAAGCGGAGCAGAAATTATTCCACCAATTGACACATATCCTT